TGTGCCTGTGCGTCCGGGGATGGAGGCTGTGGCTGAGAAAGTGCAGCATTTTGCTCTGGCGTAATTTCATTCATGAACTCGTTAGCATCTTTGAAACCTGCTGACTCAATGAACTTAGCTAATGTATTGCGATACTGAGCCACAGATACCAATGGATTAGATGGACCATACTGCTGAATGATCTGCTCTTGTTTCGCTAGAACCATCTGCAACATAGCTAATTTCTGATCTCTATCGCCTGAGCCTAAACCAACATTAACGCTAATATCGTACTCATTTGCCCATGTTCTAGGATCAAATGTAACGTACTTACCACGCATACGAACTATTCTAGGCTTGTCCTGATACTTGCCCAATAGGTGCAAGATGCCTCTAAACAGACTCTTTACGCCTGTTTCAGCGAAAATTCTAGCGATTAACTCTAGCTTGCCACTATTAGACTTCATCATCGCAGCCACAGCAGTAGCCGTAACATTACTCAGAATGTCTGGATCAAGTCCTTGCTGTGCATCGCTAACGCCTGTTCTCTTAGCCTGAACTGCATCCAAGTATTCCAACATTGGCATGGCTTGACCAAATGTACTCTGAACCGTTAACGGAACCAGAGCATTAGGATTCTTGATGCGGATAATTCCACCCGGAGTAGCATTGAGCAAGTCATCCATGTTGACCTGACCATCTACAGCACCTACTCGATTGTTGTTAGTTAGATACAGATTGTCTAAACTCTGACGAGTTATCGTGGACTTCTGTAGCTGAATATCCATCGTCCTATCAGCCAGAGATTGACCGAAGAACTTATGCGGTACAGGTATAGGACAGATACTGTGAAATGGAACATAGTCTGTTTCCTCATCTTCCAATATCTCAGAACCGCAATAAACAATACGTCTCAATTCAGCGATACCGTCATCATCTTCGTCAATACGTATATAGCACTCGTACACCTCTAGCACCTGCATAGAGAAGTCTAGGCTAGTGTTCTGGTCTGGTTGCTCACCATTTGGGAATCGAGCAATACGCTCTGCATTGAACTCAAGATCGTTATATGTTGGCAGATCGTCAACTGTATCCTGATCGTAGCCAATAGCAATCAACTCTGAACGAGTCATCAAACGACGATGTGCTACGAAACTAGCTTGGTCAATAGTCTTAGCTGACTTACGGATAAGGAATTCTTCAGGAGGAACATTCTCAATCCGCACCTGACCTGTTTCTTTAATGCGCTGCACCTGAACTTCAAACTTAGGGATTTGTATGACATTACCCATCATGTCCGACATTTCCGTATATTCTATTTTCTGTTTAGTAACTTTTAGAGTCTGATCCGATAGCAATAAAGCCAACTCATCCTCTGACAGATTCTCGTATTCTTCCTTCGTTACGTCTGTAGACTGATCCCAATATGATTTAACTACGCCTACCTTTTGCAGCAGAGCATCTTTAAACCAGTTGTGAAGGATAAGCATCCCATCATTGTCACGATAGAAAGCCCAGTTACAGTAGTCGGTAGCCTGTCTAGCTGACTCCTCGTCTTTCGGACCACGAGGCTCAAAGTAGACAATATCTTCAGTAGTCGTAAACACTCTAATTAGCTGTGGCAATGCACCATCGATAGCCTCAGCTACCTCACCTGTAACGATCTGCGAGCGACCTTCTTGCTCATTACCGTAGGGATATCTTAGGTAATACTCTAAGGCTCGCTTACGATCCTCGGTAGTCTCGGTATCAAGATAACCAATACTGTTATCTATTTCGTTCTCGATGATACCTTTTACTTTGCCTGCATCCATCATAATGCGTTCCTCTTAGGATTTTCGCAATTATACAATCCATTTAGTGTTAATGGGCAAATCTGACTGCCATGAACTTTCATTATCGTCAAGACTTATCGCCAGATAGCGAAAGGAATCACTAGCATGACTTGCCCAATTATGAAGCGGCTTTTCATAAAACACCTGTTGACGTTCGTTATATTCCTTACGATAGTTCCTGAGAGCATCTAGCCCTGTTTTACATTTATAATCAAACCAGCATTGAGGCAGCAATAGTCTTACCTGCTCTATGCCAGATTGAACAGACAATTTTCGCGCTACAGTTATATTTAGACCAGCCTCTTGCAAAATCTCTCTACGAGTCTTGCCACTACCCATTTCTCGAACTTCTACGTCATGCGGGAGGAACTGTTCGTATCCTTCGTAGTTGTGCTCCCGCAGCCACGATACATACCATCCCAAACCGACACCGTTGTTTTCGACAAAATCAATAAGTCGTACTTCTTTTCCAACCACTTGAGCAACCCATAGACTCGTAGCATCCCCCATCCCAAGGTCCCAAGACACATAAGAGCGACACAAATCATTACGCTCAATGGTAGTGATTCTATTCTTCGCTTCGAGATCGTTAATAATCTTGCCATAATAGCTACCCTCTACGGCTGCGTCAAAGCTACACTCAAACTCTTGGTTATACTTATCATCGCCCATTTCCTTGCGAGCGTCTTTGAGTTCTTTATCCGCTAGTATCCCTGTATCACTAGCCTTGAACTCTAGTAATGCCCATCCTTCAGCAGTCTTAGCTCTATCCCTGAACTCTGCGAAATGATTGCGTCCTTTGGGAGTACCAATAAATAGACACCACGTAGGAGCCTCGTCTGTATTCCTATCCGCTAGTGCTGGTCTAATGACCTCGTTCCATATCTTAGGGTTTTGATCGCCTATCTCGTCAAGGATAACGCCATCGAAATACTGCCCACGCAAGCTATCAGCATTATCAGAGCCGTAAAGACTAATGCGCCTACCCCAAAAGTCAACTCTAAGCTCTGAGATGTTAGCCACAGCCCCAAGAGGACGAGTAAATTCCAGCAGGTAATCCCAAGCCACGCGCTTTGACTGAGCGTAAGTCGGAGCAATATAGGCAAATCGTGGGTTTTGTTTAGTGCATTCAATTGCAGCCTTGATTAGATGGTTGATTGCGCTAACAGTCTTGCCCATACGACGATGTGCAACTACTACTGTGAACCTATGCTTGTCTATAGCCTCATGAATCAGCCTTTGCTGCTCACGTGGCTTATAAGCTATCTCGATTACTTCTGCCATGTAACCACGTGCTGCTGAGGAGCACCATCAACGCCACTTATTTCAGTCCTAGCCAGCTTAGGTATATGGTACTCACTTAGCTTATTCATTAGATCAAGTGCCTTATAAGGATCGTCTTGAGCTACCTCATTAAGCCATCTATCCATGTTCCCTGCATTGCGCTCTAATAGGTTAGCAATAGCCTCTCGGACTATCTGAGTGCTTCTATTAGGTAATCCTTTAGGTCTACCTGGCCCTGCTAGTCCTTCACCGATTTTTGGCGTTTCTTTAACAGTATTTGTTTCCATTTTTGCATTATCCTCTGGATGTCATGCTATCTACGTTGTTCCTGTGGTGCAAGTAGTCCTGCTGCTGGTATTGCTGGAACTGCTGCGAATAATGGTTGTCCTTTAGATACTCCTGCTTTCATCTCTGGAGTTATATCTAAGTAACGAACGCCAGTCATACCACTGCTACTAAACTTACTTCTATCTTCACCTAATTGCTCTAGCAAGTCTAAATCCTCTAATGCTTGTTTATCTGATTGAGTTCGTATTTTAGTTTCACCTACCTTAGCTCCCCACTTCTTGCCGTACTTGTCTAGGAACTTAGGATATATTTCGTCATAGTATTTCTTCATTCCCTCGCCACCAATTTTTAAATCGCCTCCAGAAAGCTCTGTCATGTAGTTTTTGCTTGATGTCATTGAAACAGGATCATACTTTCCTGCAACTTCTGTTTTCTTGCCAGCCCCTTTAGACATCTTTTCAGCAACTTCTTTCCCAACATAATCAGACAATTTCCCTTCTGGTATTGCCTCTCCAATCATTTGCCCACGACCTTGTACTTGTGCGCTAACTCTATAAGTACCATCAGGATTTTTACTATATAACAAATTATCAACTTGCTTACTTAGATCAAACCTAGCCACTTGCTGACTACCTGTTGTCAATCCGATACGATCATATCCGTTCTCTGCTGCGTGTTGAATAGCTCTCTTTAATGCTAGTTGATACCATGTGTCCTTAAATGGAGCATCCGGTACACCTTGAGACTGTTTTATTAATTCATCTTTTTTTCTGCCAAGTTCAAACCATTGATCCTCATTTACCATTCTATTAGTTACAGGGTCTCTTTGATTCCCTAGCTCACTCATTTGCTTTTGTATTGCATCAAGTTCATCTTTTACATTCTTTGCATATCCTATATCTCTACCTTTTTGATGCCAATCGCTCTGGACTTCTTCAATTAACAACATTTTCTTACCATCAGCATCTATACGGTCATTAACTCGTATATGTGCTAAAGGATTTTCTTGTTCTGGGAAATGGGATGATCTGTATGTTCCTGATCCAGTAGCAGTCATCCATTTATTTTGCAATTCTTCAGAACCACCAAAAGACCTAATCATACTTACATTCAAATCATTAAGATTACCTTTGTAACCAAGATTTCTAACTTCTTTAGCTAACGCAGAACCTTCACCATAAGATGAAGGCATGGTTAATATTAATTCACGGTAATTCTCACCGCCAGGTAATTGATATTTAGAAAACTTAGCATTTCCTGATTCTGTTCTATTCATTCCCTCTAATTCATAAATAATCTCATCTCTAGACATTCTTTCGCCATCAGAAATAGGTTCATACCCTCTAATCCTAGAGTATTCACTATTAAGCTGGTCATCAGACATATTTCTAAAATTAGACTCACCTAAACGAACTTCTTGAACATTTACTCGATTATTAGCAATGTAATCCTGAACTTCCTGCTTAGTGACGTTTTGCTTGCCTTTTAGATAATCATCCAAACCCATCCATTTAATCTCATCAGCGCGAACGTCCTGACCTTTCATAATGTCATTAAGGAAAGCCTGACCTGCACCTGATTTTCTAGGACTTGCCATTGCAGCCTGTTCAACAGCACTATAAAAGCCAATATCAGACTTAGGAGCAACTTGCAGCAGCCCTTTAGCTTCTTGAATACTCATCCCAACAGGAAGCCCTTTAGTAGCCTTTAAAAGCCCACTTGTAGCCCCTAATCCCATAGCACCTACACCTAGCGTATCCACAACATCAAAAGGCTGCGGAGACTTGCCAGCACCAATATCACCGTATGCTCGTTCAGCACCACTAATGCCTAATACATCAGCAGGTTTAATTGCTTGCAATATGCTTGCTACAGGAACACTCTGAGTCTGCAATCCAGCAGGTAATACCTCACCAGTAGGAGCCTGTTTAGGAGCAAAGTTAAAACTGGTAGGTATTTGTACGTTAGCTTGTGTATTGCCAATATTGGATGGGAATAGCTTATTTACTATTTGCTGTAGATTTCCTGCCTGATTTACATAGTTGCCAACACGACGAGCACCAGCCGATGCAGTCTGGAAGAAATTCTCTGGTAACGCCTGAATAGTTGAGCCTCTAGCTAAATTCTCATCAATAATTTGCTGATTGCTCTTGCCCTGCATACCTTGCATGTATAGCAGTCGATCTAATTCTTGCTGTGTTGGAACCCTATACTCCGCCATAGAAAACTCCGTACATATCTGGTCGATGCTGCTTTATCCATTCCCTCGGTTCTTCATGGCATTTCTTAAAGTCATCCCCTACGGTCTGGCTCCCTGCATGATGAACGTACCCACGACTTACAAAGTGCTGATAACCAGCCTTATTCAAGTCACTGCATATTATATTGTCTGAATACCAATTAGTGCTAGGGAATTGCGCTACTTCCCATGCTTTTCTGCTAACAGCCGCAAATATAGGAGCAATAACGTCAGCCATCTTTATGTGATTCTCACTATTCCAGCGTAATCCTGCAAACTTATCATCCTCTATAGCTACCCTAATGTTCTGATCTGGCAGCACATAATCTGATCTAGCACCTAAGAAGCCAGTTAAGAACTCCTTATTAACCATATCCCAATCTTCTTGCATCTTTGATATTGTAGTCGGAGTTAAAACTACATCATCATTAGAAATGATTAGTGAATCGTGTTTCCCTGTAACAAATGCATAGTTGACAATTGCATTATATGCATCCCCGAAATTGGTAGCAGTATTTGGTCTGAATATAACTCGATCTGTTTTAAGTCTCGCTCTAATCTTTCCCCACAACTCCAAACTATTACCGCTAACGTAGATTGGCAAGTCAGGTGCATATTGATTAATACTTTCCAATAGAACGTGGATGCTTGGACTATTTACTGTGGCAATTACGATTGCTTGCAAAGGATCACCTTCATAGAATCGACTGCTCTAGGAGTACGCAAAATTTCCTGATCGGGAATGTCTTTATCCATCATTTCCTGACCTAATGCTGACAGTATAAATTCCATCTTTGATAGATTAAACCTATCTTCCCAACCTAGATACCAGTGCCAGTCGGTATAGTACAGCCAGCTATTCTCATTAAAAGCACGTACGTGCGTTGGGTCTTGCCAAGCACCTAAAGACAGTTCGTAAGGTACATTAATATGAAACTCACCTTTGTCAGCCAGTAAGTCTTTACAGTTCGTCATTGCTTGAATTAAGTCAGGTATATGCTCTAAAACGTCATTTGCGACGATTTTTTCAAACATACCCTTTTCAATCAGAACTTTACCGAATCTAGGACTGTCAATAACACGACCAAAATCAATTTTAGATATGTCGCACCACCAATCAGGATTAACTCTAAGCAATATGTCTGCATTAAAGTATGAATCCTTCCAGTCTTTGCCGGAGCCTAGATTTAATGTCTTAGGAATCACCATTTAACTTTATTGGCCCAGAACGCCGCACTCATCTTACCCTTAGCGATATTACCCGCATGACGAGCCTTAAATGCCTCGTTACGCTTACTACCGTCTGGACTGCCACTTACCCCTTGCTGACCGAAACGAATCAATTTAACCTCGTCTCCTGCCTTTGCAAGTACCGCATGGCTCTTTGTAGGATGATTAGGAGTTTTCTTCGGCTTGTTATAGCCAGCAAACTCCTCCTTGCCACGCTTAATCATTTCTTCTTGGCTTTGTTCTTAGCGGTACGGGAACCACGCTTAGGCATAGCAACCATAATCGCTATAGTCACATTTTTCTTGCCATTTTTACCATTACTGCCATTTTCTTCTTCTCTTTCTTCGTGCATACAATTCTTACCACCCTTGCACTCACCACCCTTGCATTTAGGACAAGATTTCATTCCCTTCATTTCTTCACCCTTTTAGCTGTTTTAGCTGCTTGTTTAAAGTCTGCCTTACTTGGTGCTGCTTTAGTGCCAGGCTTATTCATCTTCTCACCAGAACCCTCAGCTATACGCTTACGTTTAGCGTGAATGTTGGAATAGAGTCCTGTTTTCATTTCTTTTTCTTCTTTGCTATCTTTGCCTCAGAAAGAGCTATAGCGACTGCTTGCTTCTGAGACTTAACTACAGGGCCACCTTTGCCAGAATGAAGCTCACCCTTGCCGAA